TGAGCGCAAAGTTAAGGACATTCCAAAAGATGAACGCGAGCAGTTGATCGGCCAGATTGATGCCAACACAAAATTCAAAGAGTTCTTCAACAAAACAGACGATTTCTTTCAGAAAGAGTGGTTAGGCCCGAAACGGTACAAGCTCTACAAAGAGGGAAAGTTTGATTTTGATAAGTTCTTTGATCCTGACGGACAGCTTTACACACTGGAACACCTTAGGAAGCTAGATGGGCTAAAATTTAAGGAGCTTGGAATTTAACAAACGTAGAGGTAGTTACTATGTTAAAGGTATCAATTTGCGAATGCAGGACGCGCAAGGAAGAATTAGAAAAGGCTTTAACTAGTCAGATTGCAGAATTGGTCAATAAGTTTGAAATCGAAACAGGGGTAAATATTCGTGATATTTACCTGAATTTTACTGATGTATCTGAGATTGATCGGCCTGATAGATATGTGTTTACGAGCGTGACAGTCAAGACCCAAGAATCTGATTAACTTTTTAAATGAAAATGGCGATCTTTATTTGCTGTTAGCTCAGCTTTAATATCTCCATTCATCTGTTTTTTCTAAATTTTAATTCTCTATCGCTATAATCCAAACAAAGTAAATCAAAGCACATATTTGATTTTACAAAGATTCGTTTTTGTTATTTTGGGAATGACATTAGCTAATGAATAAAACGTACATTATTCTGGGTATAAGTTTTATATTCATGTTTGGGGTTATATGGAAATCTAATCACGATAGGTTGAAGAGGGAGCTAGAGAAGCAACAGCAATTTCAACAACATACGCAAAAAATGGCTGAGTTAGAAGTAGAGCAACAAGTAAAATTGCAACAAGAAGCAGCGGAGAAAACCAAGAGAGATCAGCAGCGTGCAATAGACAACGAGAATGCTAGACTTGAGACAGAAAGATTCGAACGTGAAATGAGAGAACAAGAACTTGCTAGATCTAGAGAATATGCTAGTTCAAATGAAGAAGAGGACCCGTTAAGGCATATTTATGATTAGGGTTATTCATCCTATGAATGGTTTAGAAGTTCAGCTTATATCTTATTAAACAACATTTACTATTTTTCTATGCGAAGCCGACTTTAACAGTGTCGGCTTTTTTAGTCCCTGTAAAAAGTTATGGAACAAAAATCTAGAGGGTTTTCTAGATGTGTAATTATTCAAAATGATTGGAACTAGTTCCGTCTAAACAATCGCTTAGCAAAGAAATATGCTAGCTCAATAAAGTAAAAACCCCAGTGCGCCAACACTGAGGTTTTTAGATCAACTCAACCAGTGAAAGTTAAGGAGAAATATCTCTATGCATAAGAATACATCAAATCCGAGTTAAAGGTAGATGGAAAAATGAGTGAGAAAGGTGCCGATCGGGCAGGACTAATGCAGGCGATTACCAATTTAGGATTGGTCATTGGAATTGTTATTATCGCGATTATTTTAGCGCTGAAATAATCGCATTTACTTACGCACCGCCTTAGGGCGGTTTTTTATTGCCTTGAGAAAAGGCTCAACTTAATCAAACGAGAGGTTTGAACATGTCATTGCCATTTATTGTGGATTCACTGGACCAGATCAAAGAAGAACATCGTGGTTTGTATGTTGAGGAGAACGGGAAGTTTCGACTTGACCTAGAAGGCTACGAAGATCCAAAAGGTTTGAAGTCTGCACTACAAAGCGAACGTGATGCCGCTAAGACAGCACAACGCGAATTGCAACGCCTACAGAAACAGTTCGAAGGGATTGACCCTGAAACCGTTAAAAAGTTATTTGCCCAACTGGAGCTTGATGAAGATGCAAAGTTAATTGCTGAGGGCAAGGTGGGTGAAGTCATCCAGAAGCGTACCGAGAAGATGCGTGAACAACATGACAAATTATTGACTGCTGAAAAAGAACGTGCGGATAAGGCCGAAGCCTATGCCAATAAGTTTAAACAGTCCGTGGTTCAAAGCCAGATTGTACAGGCTGCTCTTGAACTTGAAGCACTACCAGAAGCAACTGTTGATACCGCATTCCTGGCCCAGTCTAAATTTGTATTAGACGAGGATGGCAAAGCGATCGCAGTCGATTCAAACGGTGACGTCGTTATTGGTAAAGATGGCAAGACGCCATTATCACCAAAGGAATGGGTCGAAACGTTGCGTGAGCAAAAACCTTACTTCTGGCCAAAAGCAAATGGATCGGGTTCACCTGGCAGTACTAATACCAAAGCTCAAGTCGATATCACCAAAGCTGATGGTTCAGTAAACCTTACTAAATTAGCCCAATTACGAAATGAAAATCCGCAGTTAGCCAAAGAACTTGCTGCAAAACACGGTATTAAACTTTAATTAAGGAGAAGGCCAAATGGCTGAAACAAAAATTGCTGATGTAATCGTTCCAGAATTATTCACTCAGTATGTTCTAAACAAAACTACCCAGAAGTCTGCTTTATGGCAGTCAGGCATTGTCGGTGAGCTGGATGTTGAAGTGGCATTTGGAACCCAAGGTGGTTCTACCGTAAATATTCCATTCTGGAATGATCTGGATGGTGAGTCTGAAGTTCTTTCAGATAGTCGTGCTTTAACTGTAAATAACATTGCAGCAGGTCAGGATATTGCGATTTTACATGCCCGAGGTAAAGCATGGGGTGCCAATGACTTAGCGAAGGCATTGTCTGGTGATGACCCATTAGGCGCGATTGGTGATCTTGTTGCAGATTACTGGGCTCGTGAATTTCAGGGCTTTACCGTGAATACGCTTAAAGGTGTGTTTGGTTCTGACAGTATGGCCAGTAATATCCACGATATTTCAGCGGGTGCAGGCGCTGCTGCGGTGATTGACGGAGTTTCTTTTATCGATGCGTCTTATAAGTTGGGTGATGCTGTTGATAAATTAACTGCAATTGCTATGCACTCAGCAACGATGGCTGCATTGGCGAAACAAGGTCTGATTGAAACTGTACGTGATGCAGATGGTGTGGTGCTTTATAAAACCTTTATGGATCGCCGTGTCATTGTTGATGATGGTATGCCTGTTGATGGTGATGTATTTACTTCATTCCTGTTTGGCCAAGGTGCGATTGGCTTTCAGGATATCGGTGCGCCGGTTGGAGTTGAAACAGATCGTGACAGCTTGGCTGGTTCCGACATTCTAATTAACCGCCGTCACTTTGTACTGCATCCTCGTGGTATTAAATGGGCTGGAGCAATGGGTATTGCACCGAACAATGGCGGCCTTTCGACAGAAAGTAACTGGGAGCGCGTATACGATCCAAAGCAGATTCGTATTGTGGCATTCAAACATAAGGTCAAATAACGAAAAGGCGGGTAATACCGCCTTAATTTTTTTGGAGATCCTCACATGGGACTTTCATCATTTAACCGGGCACGGGAACGACAAATGACACAAGACAAAGTAAATGAACTTGAAGAACAACTAGCTGGCATCAAAGGTGAGTTTATTGCATTCAAAAATGATCCTGATGCAATGAAGGCGCGTATTGCTGAGTTGGAAGCAGGTGTGGGTGATCAGAACCCAACGGGTGCAGACGATAACCAGCCGCAAAATGATCAGCAGACTGGTGATGATCAGGAACAGGATAAGCATATTGATTATTCATCACTCAAGGTTGATGAAATCAAAGCTGTATTAACTGAAAAAGGCATTTCATTTGACGGCGTTACCCGTAAAGACGATTTGCTCGTACTTATCCCTCAAGAGTCAAAGGAATAATCCATGAGCTTTATCACTGAACAAGAAGCGATTGAACATGTACATGGCTTTGATGCTTTATCTACCAGTGATAAGGCTGATTATTTGCAAAAGGCCGAAGCCTATCTGATCGCCCGAAACGTGAAACCTTATGATGATGTGACACAAGTGCCTAAGGCATTAAAGTTAGCCTCATACGAGATCATTAAGGGCATCATGAAGGGGGAGCTCTACCAAGGGCAGGAGCAGGCCTTAAAGCGTAAAAAGGTTAAGGCTGATACGGTGGAATCAGAAAAGGAATATCAGGATGGATCAGTAAAGCTGAATGCAACTGAGCAATACATTCTGGATCTGATTAAGCCATTTAACAAGCGTTCTTCAGTCTTCTTTATCCGGAGGATCTAATGGGTTTACGTGACGAGCTGCAAGCAGATATTGCTGAGGCGTTTAATGAAGATCTGGCCGATGCAGTACACGAATTTACGTGTGAAAGAATTATCAAAAAGAACTTTGATCCAGTACATGAAACGTATGAAGAGGAAAAGATTTCTTATTCTGGTCGTGGGGTTCTATTTGGGCAGTATAAGTCTTATAACATTGCGAATTTAGGGATACCGGCGACGGATAACAAGGCGACCGTGCTGCAAAATGAAGTATCAGCAGAACCCGCTATTAATGACGAGTGGGTTGTAAAAGGTTCCTCATATCGTGTGATCAATATGTCAAAGGATCCTGTAGGTGCTATTTGGATCTGTCAGTTGAGAAAAATCTAAAATATTTCTATATTTAAAACGGCTCAATATTTGAGCATCATTAAATGGGGAAACATATGTCTAGTAAATTAGACTTGAGTAATTTTGATGTACACGTACAGGAATCTTTTAAGTCAATTCAGCTTTTATATAAAAATCAACTTCACAATCAATCAAAATATTTAGGGTTTATCCTTATTGACCAGTTAGCATGGCTAATAAGCGGCAATGAACAACAAGTGAATATTTATTTTAAAGCTTGGTTAGATAAATATTTTATAAAGTATTATCCAGAAATTACTTCAGAAGAAATTTGGGCTTCGAGAAACGGAATGCTTCACAATGGCTCATCTATCTCTCGAGATATCGTAAAACAGAAAGTCAGTAGACAATTATTGTTTGTATATAACCTGAATCATTTTGATGAAATTAATAAAGTTTTTAACGATCCAAGCTACGCTGTCGTTAATTCCGCACGATTCTTAGAAATAGCTTTATTAGAGGCTGTTAAAGAATTTAGAATTGATCTTGAGCAAGGATATGTTCCAGATGTAGACGATGTAAAAGTAAAGCTTGGTAAATTACTAACGGATCTTAAATCTTAACCTTATAAACCGCCTAATTGGCGGTTTTTTTTAGGGAGTGGTAATGGCTTGGAAAGGTAAAAAGCCGTCTGATTTTGCAATCAAGGTAAAACAGGACGGTGAACAATTGATTCAAAATATCGGTATGGATCTTATTCAGGGTGTGATTGTTACTACACCGGTTGATACTGGTACCGCACGTGCGAACTGGAAAGCATCAAATACACCAGATCTGAAATATGATTTAAAAGACCAGGATAAATCTGGTCAGGGAGCTATGAATAAAATCTACGTGTTTTTTTCCCAAAATGCAAAACTTGGATCTCTTATCTATTTGCAGAATAATTTGCCTTATATCGAAAGGCTTGAAAATGGCTGGTCAGATCAAGCACCACAAGGCATGGTCTCAACATCAATGAACATGATCAAACAGAAGTACGGAGGTTAAAATGGCGTCAATGACAATAGAGGAAGCGCGTATAGCTATCACTGAGCGTATGCGCTTATTTAAGGGCATTTCTCAAGACCGTGTAGGTTATTCAAACTTATCGTTTAATCCGCCTGAAAATGGGCTTTGGTGCCGTTTAAATATAATCTTCGGCAAAAGTCTTATAGCCGGACTGGCAAAAAAACCTGTGGTTCGCCGTACTGGTGCCATCAACATTCAATGCTTTGCACGGCCTAATACTGGCACAAAAGAAATGAGCATTTTAAATTCGGCGCTCCTCGAGCACTTCGAATTTTTTTCAGTCGGGCACTTGGAGTTTTCTGAAGGTGAAGCGGTTCATGCCGGGACGAGTAACGATTTCGATATGTATAATGTGGTTATTGGATTCCGGGTAAATTGAGATGAACGAATACACAAAGCTACTTCACGAAATCGAAAGTAAAAACAAGAGCTAGAAATTGAACTGGCTCAAGTGATCGGTGAGACAGTTGCCAAATGGCAGGCCAAACATCAGCTGGCCGTTAAGAGTGTTTATGTTGATTTAGCCGATACACATAGCCTCGGTGAACCTAAGAGGTATACAGTTATTGGAGTAAATGTAGATCTCGATTATAAGTCGTAGAGGCCTCCGCTATTTGGGCTTTAGAGAAGTTTTGATACACTAAACTAATAATTCAAAGAAGTATTTTTATGCTGGAAAAAATTCTAATAGCTCTGCTAGTTGCAACATTAACTTTTTTAACATCAATTTTTATGGAATTGTTTAAGTCTAAAATTGGACATAAAAAAAGTGTTTTAGATCAATGGAAAGTAGATTTTGAGGTTTCGGAAAAAGTAAGTAGTATTTTTGCACTTCCAGATAATAAATATTATCAAATCCAAAAAGATAGATTTTCGAAGTTACTTTTTAAAAATGACAATGCGAATTTTTCAGATTTGAAAATATTAATAGATTTAGAAGATCCGGAGAGTTCGGCTGAACATTACTTTAGATTTAAAAAGTATTTCTATTTTATTAAAGATTCAGATAAAGGTGATTACAAATTAATTACTTTTGAATACCCTAAATTCAAAATGATATCCCTATTAATGGGTTATGTAATATTTCTTATTTTAGGCTCATTACCTTATTTGTTAAATAATGTTGGCTTTTATTTAAAATCATTAGTCGATTCAGGATCTTACTTTTTGTTTTCAATTTTTACAGTCTTAATTCTATTTTGTTTTTATATTTCATACACTTGCCTGAAAAGTTTATCAGAGATCATTACAGCTAGACTTTTCTTGGTCAAATTAAATGAACAACTGACTTAGAACCTTAATCAAACTTTCGAATTTAATTTTCTCAAGAACCACCATCGGGTGGTTTTTTTATGCCTATAGGAATCACTTATGAGCAATTTTGTTTTTAAGCGCGGTGACACCTTTAACTTGAATTTGCAGCTCGTCGATATGGACGAGACTCTGCAATTTCCGCCTGATGATGTCCGCCGTGCAATTAACCTGACCGGTTATGCTTTTACATCTCAGGTGAAAGCTTTGGATACTGGTGCTGCCGTAGCAACTTTAACCTGTGCTGCATTAAACCAGACCAACCAGAAAGGTTGGTTGAACGTGAAGTCGGGTACCAGCACAGCAGCATGGCCATTGGGACTGGTCCAGATGGATCTCAAAGCTGTAGTCGGCGGTGTAACTCAACATTCTGAAACTTTAACGTTTCAGGTAATTGATGGGGTGACAGCATAATGGCCAATCTTGTATTTAAGTTTAATTGGGAGCATCGACCTTTTCCCTATAACGCAGCACTTGGTAAGCAGCAATTCATGTTGCCATTTGCTTCAGGCATTCCGAATCTGACACCACACTGGTCTCAGGTGGATGGATTGG